GGTGATGAAAAAACTCGCCACCAACAAAGAACGCGCCGAGTTCATCACCGCACATTGCAGTGGCTTGATGCTCCCCGACCTGGCCGGCCTGACCGTGCCCGACTGGACGCAACTGCAGGAGCGCATCGACGATTTTTTAAATCAACCGGCGGACTTCTTTCGGAGCGCGACATCGAAGTAATCCTCGATGTAGTGCCGCTGATTTACTCGGTCAATGAGGCGGAAATCCTCGACTGGGACGCCGGAAAAGCATTGCGCCGCTACGACATTGCGATCTCTCGCCTTGGCGTCAAACAGGAGTAAGCGGGATGCAAAACAAGTATTCGCTGGCAAATGCCATGGCCAAGGATGGCCGTGACATCTTCGCAGGCGCAGACGGCGCAAATGATGCCGATGATGTTAGTCCAGGTGCTCTGGGACCTGAAAGTCCCGAGGGTACAGCGGTGCTGGCGCCGCTGTCCGGGATGGTGTTGGCGCTCGCCAATACAGATTTGAAGTTGGGTGAACTCACCCAGTCGCTGGACGGATTGCGCGAAAGTGTGGATTCACTTGGCGCCTCCTTATCGCTGCTGAAAGCGGCTGATGCGCAGCCATTGAAAACGCAGGCGCACAGCGAGACGACGAAGGTGGCTGAGTTCAAATCGACTCAGTCTGAAGATCGACGCATTACTCGGGAAGCCATGACGGTGGGGGGCGTGCAACCTCTCGACCCGGTAACAGCCCTTCGAAACTCGAATGCCAACCTTTCGTTCGACACAAAGGCGACTTCGCAGAAGTCGATAACGGTGCTTCGGGAGGTATCCACTGAAAGTGAGAAGCGCCTCTCCAAAACGTTCGAGCCTACGCCGATCTTCTTGGAAGAAACCTGGCTGAAAACCAAAACCGCGGTGATGGACGGTACCAACGATTTGGCCAGCGAATCACCGCTGGCCGCCGAAACGATCAAAACGGCTGAGGCCGTGATCGCGCCGATGGTTTCCGGCTTTGTTTCCGGGTTGGGAGAAACCATCAAAACCCGAGTTGCTGCCAACGCGGTCGATGTGACGCTTGGCAAAATACCCGTCATAGGCAAGTTGTTCCGCGAAGGCGGCTTCGATAAAGACAAGGGCGGTGGCAATGGCAAGAGTTGCTGCTGCCCGGCCGCGGTCGAGATTCCACGAGGGCGCGACCGTTTTGGCCCGGGAGGCGGGGGCGGTAAAAAGACTTCCTCTGCGCCGAAGTCTGCAAGTTCGCAGAGCACACCAAAAAAGCCAGCTAAAAAAACCGGTCGTTTCATCGGCGTGGCCCGCAGTCTGTTCGATTGGGCCATCAAGCCATCGAGTGGCTCGTCGATGGCGGGCCGTCAAGGTTTACAGCCGCCTGCAGTGAGTCTGAACGGCCGGTCGCCAAGTACGCCAAACAACGCGCCAAGCTTGATCCAGGCATTGGACCGAGGGTTTGTTCCCAGGCCTTCTGCGTCACCCAGCTCGTTGACACTGCCCAGCACCGGCTTATTGGGCACGATGAGCAAACTTGAATCGTCCGCCGCCCGCCGCCTGGGCCCTTTGAAGTACGTCGACACCGCTATAGATGTAGCCCAAGGCATACGCAACGGCGACGCCAAAGCCGTCGGCGCCGGCCTCACCACCGCCGGTGGCGCCTGGGCTGGAGCCTCTGCTGGCGCCGCGATCGGCACGCTGATTTTTCCCGGCGTCGGCACCGCTGTCGGTGGCGCAATCGGCGGTTTGCTCGGCAGTGAGGCGGGCAGTTGGCTGGGCGATAAAGTGTTCGGCCCAAGTGATCGCTTGCCTGCGCCGACTGCGGTGAGCAAAGAACTTAATAGTGCGCGCGCGGACAGCGTGCAAGTCACCCTCGCCCCGAGCATCCAGATCACCGGGGTCAACCCCGCCGATGCCCAGCAGGTCGTCAATCAAGTGATCCAGGCCCTGCAATTCCAGTGCATGCCGATGGTCACTGACGCCCTCGGTATCCGGCGCAACGTGGCACTGGCTGATCCTTCAGGAGGTGATTGATGCGACAACAAATGGTCCTCGGCGACTTTATCTTTGGCCTGTCTCGAGGCTTTGCCTATTCGTCGCTGGTGCGTACCAACGACGGCGGCTGGAGTGATTTGACGATTATTGCCAGCAAGCCTCAGTCGCGCCAGAGCGGTCAGAAGCTGGAAAAACTCACGTTCAGCGGCACGGCGATGTACGCCGTTGGCATGCAACGCCTGGACGAATTGCGTGCACTGCAAAATGCGCGGGCGCCGCTGCCCCTGGTTGATGGCATCGGCCGCAACTGGGGCCTGTGGCGGATCAATTCGGTGGTTGAAACCCAGAGCAATGTGATCGATGACGGCACCGCCATGGTCATGGCCTGGACCCTTGAACTGGAGGAATTCGTCAATGCGTAGAGTGCGAAGTATTGCCGGTGATTCGGTCAACCTGCTGCTCTATCGCGAGTTGGGGCGATGTGATGACGCGGCGGAAGAAACCCTGTGGCGCCACAACCCTTTGCTTGCCGAATATGGCCCGGTGCTGCCGGCGGGTGTGTGGGTGATCGTGCCGGAAATGCAAGCGCGGCCCGCTGCCGTGCGACCTGTTCTGGCGTGGGATTAAGGAGGCTGCATGGCACAGGAATTTACTCCCATCGTGGAGTTTTATGGCGCCAACGCGGCGCTGCTCAATCAACGCCTGATGCACTGGAGCCACACCGACGCTGCGGGCATTGAGGCTGACCGGCTGGAGCTGACGCTGAATATCGAAGGGCTCGAGGGTTTGCCCAGCCTCAACGGCAAGATCGGCCTGCGTGTCGGTTATGTGGAATCAGGCTTGGTGGAAAAGGGCGAGTTTGTCGTCAGCCAACGTACGCCGGTGCTGTTTCCCATGCGCTTGATGGTCGTGGCCACTGCCGCGCCCTTCAGCGTTGCGGACGCCAGCGGCTATCGCCAGCGTCGGTCAGCCAGTTACGGGCCGACCACCCTCGGCGCACTGTTTCGCCAACTGGTCAGCCGTCACGGCTATTCACCGCGTGTAGCGCCGGCCCTGGAGGGCATTGCCATTGCGCATATCGACCAGTCCAACGAAAGCGACATGGCGTTCATTTCGCGGCTGGCCAGGCTCTACCGTGCAGTCACCAAACCGATTAATGAACTGTATGTGTTGGCCGAAGCCGGCCGGGTCAATTCGCTCTCCGGCCAGCTTCTGCCGGACGTGAAACTGTCCATCACCGAGGACAACCGCCCCGGCGAACAGAGCTTCATCACCGCCAAACTCGACGAAAAGTCCCGCGCAAAATACGAAGGTTGCCGCGCCAGCTGGTGGGATGCCGGCGCCGGCAAGCAGCGGGTGGTTCAGGTCGGCAATGCGCCGTTCAAAACCTTGCGCCAACGCTACCAGAACGAAGCCGAAGCCCGCGCCGTGGCCGAAGGTGAGCTGCGTCGTGTGGGGCGTGAAAAGCTGCAATTGCTGATCGATTGCCCAGGCAATCCTTTGTTGGCCGCCGAAGGTCTGTTAGTGCTGGATGAGAGCTGGCCGTCTTATATGCAGGGGCGCTGGTCGATAAAACAAGTGGTGCATGTTGGCGATCCAGCCACGGGATACCGCAGTTCGATCACGGCGAGCGGGTTGTCGAAATAGATAATTTTTCAGAGTAAAGCCAATGCTGATAACACTCCCTCAACTGCTGGGTGTGATGCCGGGAGCCCGCCTTAGCGCGGGCGTTTTTTTAGCCCCCTTGAATGCAGCGTTTGCGCGTTACGCGATTAACACGGCCAAACGCGTTGCCGCCTTCCTCGCCCAGGTCGGTCACGAGTCCGGCGAACTGCGCTACGTGCGCGAGTTGGGCAGCGATCAATACCTCAGCAAATACGACACCGGCACCTTAGCCGCACGCCTGGGCAACACCCCCGAGGCGGACGGCGACGGCCACCAGTATCGGGGCCGGGGGCTGATCCAGATTACCGGGCGGCGCAATTATCTGGCCTGCAGCCAGGCGCTGTTTGGCGACGATCGGCTGTTGCGCCAGCCCGAGCTGCTGGAGCAGCCGCAATGGGCATGTGAATCTGCGGCGTGGTTCTGGCAGAGCAACGGTTTGAATGAGCTCGCCGACAAGGACCAGTTCACCACCATCACCCGGCGCATCAATGGCGGGCTGAACGGGCTGGAGCACCGTCTGCAGATGTGGACACGGGCCAAGGTGGTGTTAGGCGTTTCTTAGCTCGCCTGCCAGGCGTACGTGCACGCCGTCGGGCGTTAGCATCTTGATCCAGTCTGTCGCTTGCGTGTGCGAATTGCTCCTGTAGGGTAGGCAAATCCCCGCCTACTTCTGGAGACGACCGTGAAGGAAATCACTCAACTGGCCGCTGAATTGGGGCGCCGCTTGCAGGTGCTCAATGCCCACGTCACCACCGCAGAGTCCTGCACCGGCGGCGGTATCGCCGAAGCGATCACGCGGATTCCGGGCAGTTCGGCCTGGTTTGAAGCGGGCTATGTCACCTACTCCAATCGGCAGAAGACCCGGCAACTGGGGGTGCCAGAGGCGCTGTTCGCCA